GTGTTAGATCGCAAAGCGACCAAAGAACTTGGCGCACCGGTTTTCAAAACATGTGAACGCTGCTCTGGTAATGGCTTCTCTGTTGTACCCTCTGCGACGGTACACCGCGCCATTCTGAAGCGTCTCCCGGATCTCCATCAGTCTTCGTGGTCACGCAACTGGAAACCGTTCTATGAGGGGCTGGTGGATATGCTTCACAAAGGAGAGAGACAAGCCGCAGCAGAATTTGAGAAGGCTACCAGTTATTAATGTGATCGAAACAGATGGCTGCAATTTTTTGAACGTTAGTGTTGACTTTGCATAAAGTTGTCCTGTATGCTTTCAATCGTGGCATATAGCGCCTGAACGAAACCAATCATCAAAACCCTGCTTCGGCGGGGTTTTTTCGTTTCTGGAAGATGCCGCTCAGTGGTGGGCGAACCGGTTTGAACCCGGTGGTGCTGGTAACGGTAGGGGTTCGACTCCTCCATCTTCCGCCATATCCCTCCATCTAGGGGCCTGATGTATCTCATTAGCGGGCCTTCAGGTAAAATCAAAAAAAAATCTCAGGATGCGAGTGAGGTCGAAATGTCAGATTTGCCCGATGACTATTTTCTGGATGCTGATGATGAGCTCGTGGATTTTCTGGAAAAGCAGGGAGAGGATTGTATTCGTGAGATCACGCAGTCGAATTCCCTGAACAAAGAAAATGGCTATAAACTGCTTAGCATCCTCATTGTTGGCATTGGCTCCTCGTTTCTCCTTCTGACGCAAAAAGATCATCCTGATTTTTTAAATGCTGGCGTGGCTATTTTTACTCTGTACTGGACGTTATGCGCCGTTTATTTGGTTTTAAGGGTGTTATCCGTTCAGACGCGGGCATTAATTTCAACCTCTCCTGACGTACTCTATACCAGGGTGTACAAGACCATAACCGGGAGTGACTATGAGACTCTGCGAGCCAATGGTTATATCGGTGGAGATAGTGCTTTATCGGTGATGAGACGCTATAGATTGAAAAATCTTTGTCAGACGGCAAGCGAACTTCAGGAAGCAAATATACAACTCAGAACCAGACTAACCAGAGTAAGGCTGGCATCAATCCTTACTCCGGCTTTATCCATTACCGTTTCGGCACTGGTGTATTTTTTCTTGTGAGATTCTGGAGAGAATCACCAATTGTCGGGGCAGAATCACCAGTTATTGTCCGTCCCATCGAAAAATCCCTTGGTGGAGGTGGAGGCGCTTTGGTATCCGACTTATTTTGGGTTGTTGGCTGAGGCTTATTTTCACTGATTGGTTTATTAGACTCACTCATGTAATTCTCCATGTTTGATGTGGTTACTTCTGGCGATCTGACCATACCAAATGTAGAGATATGCTGCTATAGGGCTGCAACCATTCACAGGCTGCGAACTTGCGTGGCCTTTTTTTATCCGCGCCACGCCCGGCGCATAAAACCTGCAGAGCTTTTCGGGGTGAGCCTTTGGAATGGTCGTGTGACTGTTCTGCAGGGCGACCACTCCGGGCGAAGGCTCACCTCAAAAGGATAGTCACATGAAAAAAGTCATCATGGCCGCTATTGCGGTCGCTTCGCTGTGCCTGAGTAACGCCGCTTCGGCTGCGGATGTCGTTATCACTACGGGTCAACAGGGCCTGACCTATAACGCGGTGTACGGCGTTAATCTCGCCAGCGCACTCAGCGAGTATGGTTACAGCTCGACGGTGATCCCCAGTAAAGGCTCTCTGGACAATCTCGACAAGGTCGCCAGCGGTACCGCCCAGATCGGTTTCACTCAGGCTGATGCTTTCCAGTTCTGGCGCAGCCGCCACAGCAACGAAGCGCAGAAGGTGGACATCATCGGCGAGCTGGCTGATGAATGCGTTTTTGTCGCGGTGAAGAAGGGCGGCAAGGTCAGCGATGAAGGTGATTTAAAGGCAGGTGTGAAAATCGCGGTCGGTGAGCCCTCCAGCGGATCGTATGCATCCTGGCAATATCTGCAGGGGCTGGAAAAGGATTACGCCAAAGTAGAGACCTATGCCAAAGGCGGTGTGCGCTCGCTGGCGAAAGTCACCACTGGCGAGTATGACGCCTTCCTTTGGGTATCTGCGCCGGACCGGTCGAATAAGTTTCTGGAGGCGGTTAATCAGGAAGGCAGCGGCCTGACGATGATCGATATGAACGGCTGGCACGTTGACGATAAATTGCCGAACGGGAAGCCGGTGTACGAGATGAAAAAGGCGGTTACCGAATCCGGCTGGCTGAGTGATTCGAAGGTGAAGGTTCCCTGCACTAAGACGCTGGTGGTCGCCAATACCGATGCCGGTGATGACATGCTGGAAACGGCCTCGACTGTCCTGCTGAAAAACCTGAGCCGGGTACTCGGCACCAACGGTAAGTAATCATGCTGCGCAGGCTGTGTTTCTGGGCGCTGTTTGTCGTTCTACTGTTCGTAGCCTGGCGGGTGGCTGGCATGCTGATGGATCTGGTTCTGCTGGTGGTTATCGTCGGGGCGCTGGCGGTGTGCTGGCCAATCAGAATAAAAAGAGGCTGACGGGCTCAGCCTCTTTAAGATAAAGATCAGCGCATGATCAATACCGCTTCTTAAAAGTATTTTTAAGCTTTTTCCTGTCCTTGGTGTAAGAAACGAAAGAAAGTACAGCGACTATAAAAAGAACTACCGCCAGTGCTAAAATGAGTAAATTTGCCATGCAGGTATAATCCCTTGAAATGTATGTGGACAATTTTGTTTTTTGTGGGGAGGATTCTATGGTGAGGGTAAGAAAAATCCTAATCAATAGTTTTGGTAAATTTATAATTTTAGATGATTTTTTATTGTTGTTATTGAAATTATATTTCATGCATTGATTATGCATAATCCGACTGATTATTGAATCTTAAGGAAGAAGTTAGCGCACTGGTATCGCAGCATGTTGACTAAGTGAATGTTGCATAGCTAATGCATGCGCGTGGTGAATCCCCCTATGCGGAGGGGCGTAACCTCAGCTACCGGAGATAAGCTTCCACCCTTTTCTGATTAGCATGGTTAATGCGAGTTAAGGTGTTTAACCAAAGACTCACCGGGAGGCACCCGGCACCACAGCCAATATAAAAATGATGATAGCCGGCAGGCCCACTCGGTGGGCCTTTTCTTTGGGCGAAAAAAAGCCCGCTTAGAGATGGTTAAATCAGCGGGCGCATTAAGGTGACATGCAAAAGTTGGACACCTGATGGTTCAGCTCAGGTAGCGCGATAATATCACTGCTTTTAAAGAAGTAAATCCGAATCACAGGGCTGCCAACAGGCGGCTCTTTCTGTTTTGGTCGCCAGAACGTCACTCACTTTGTGCTTTGTCGTAAATTCATCTGGTGGCCATTCCCCACTTCACACAGCGCCATCCGTCATCAACGGAGGTGAGGTTATGACAAAAATGAGCACCATTTACAGCAGACTTTCATACGGCACCGGGACCGCACTGACGGGCTGCGGTGTCTCAGCAAAGGCGTATGCCGGGGCAGTTAAGGCAGAGGTATGGATTTTGGCCGACAAAATAGCGGGGATGACCCTGAGTGACTGGGCAATTATTGTCGGTATCGCCTGCACCATTACCACCTGTGGGGTGAACTGGTACTACAGGCGGAAAGAACGCGAGGATCGGCTCAATGGCTATGACACCAAAACTGAGGAATAGCGTTATCGCTGCCGTCGGCGGTGGCGCCATAGCCATTGCTTCTGCGCTCATCACCGGCCGAACCGGGAACGATGGTCTTGAAGGTGTGCGTTATGACCCCTATCAGGATGTGGTAGGCGTCTGGACTGTCTGTTATGGCCACACTGGCAAAGACATCATGCTCGGCAAGAAGTACACCGAGGCTGAATGCCGTGCGCTGCTCAATAAAGACCTGAACGCCGTAGCCCGCCAGATTAACCCATACATCCAGAAGCCGATCCCCGAGACAATGCGCGGGGCTCTGTACTCGTTCGCTTATAACGTCGGCGCTGGCAACTTCCAGACCTCCACGCTGCTGCGCAAAATCAACCAGGGCGACCAGAAGGGGGCGTGTGACCAGTTGCGCCGCTGGACTTATGCCAAGGGAAAGCAGTGGAAAGGTCTGGTAACTCGCCGCGAGATTGAGCGTGAAGTTTGTTTGTGGGGCCAGAAATGAGCCGATTAACCGCAATCATCAGCGCCGTTGTGATCTGCCTGGTTGTTTGCCTTGGGTGGCTGGCAATGCATTACCACAACGCTGCTGCTGAGCAGAAAGCCCGTGCCGATGGCGCCGAGCAACAGGCAAACGCAGCCCAGACCATCACCTCCAACGTTCTGACCACCATGACCATCTTCAACACCATCGTCGAGGCCAATCAGCATGCAAAAGAGCAGATCGCACTGGACGCATCGGGAACCTCGGCTGATATCCGGGTTGCTGTTGCGAATGATGATTGCACTAATCGCCCTGTGCCTGCTGGCGCAGTTAAGCGGTTGCAACAATTCGCGAACGGTCTACGTCAAAGTGCCGGTGGTCCCGTTACCGGCCAGCCTGACGGCTGACACCCCGCAACCGGAAATCCCCGACAATCTGACGTGGGGCCAGAGCCTTGATTTAAACGTCAGTCTGCTATCAGCGCTGGGGCAGTGCAACCGTGATAAGGCTGACATCAGGCAAGCAGAATCAAAACGTGAGTAGGGCATTACAGAGCCACTTCAAGAGGTGGCTCGATAATGTCAAGGCGAGGACAATATTATGGCAACACCGGACTGGGAGGCCATCGAATCGGCATACCGGGCCGGAGTCCTTAGTCTCCGTGATATAGGCGATAAATACGGCGTTACTGAAGGGGCTATCAGGAAGAGGGCTAAAAAGTTTGATTGGGTACGCAAGGCCAGTACGCAGGTACGCAAAAATGGTACGCAAAGTGGTACGCAAAAGAGTAAGGCGCGTACCAGCGAAAAGCCTGCCAGCGCTGGCCGTACGCAAAAAAGTACGCAAAAAAGTACGCAAAAAAGTACGCAAAAAAGTACGCAACCAAAAGCCGAACCTCCACCAGATACGAAACCGATACGCGGGGTGCGTACCGATCCGCCGACCAACCCTTTCCAACCCGGTAACCAGCAGGCGTTAAAGCATGGTGGTTACGCCCGCCGCCTTCTGCTTAAAGATGAGGTCATTGAAGACGCGAAAGCGTTGACACTCGAAGACGAATTATTTCGCCTTCGGGCTAACAACCTTGTCGCCGCAGAGAATATTGGCCGGTGGTTGACCAAGCTTGAAGATGCTGAAGGGGACCAGGAAAGAAAGGTGCTGATGGAAAATATCAGCGCCGCCGAGAAGGCGATGATGCGCAATACCGTTCGTATTGAGTCCATCGTTGGGACGCTTGCGACGGTAGGCAAAATATTTGCTGATACAGACTATCGCAAGGCTGCTACTGATAAGGTGTCGCTGGAGGCCGATCGTCTTCGCCGTGATGCAGGTATTGATGATGGCAACGGAGAGCGTGACCTCAATGACTTCTACTCTGACATCCAAACCGACGCTGAATCCGGCCCTGCGTAGCTTCTGGACGACGCAGGCGCGTAACAAAGTGCTTTATGGTGGCCGGTCATCGTCAAAATCATGGGATGCCGCTGGCATCGCCATATTTCTGTCGAATAAATACAGCCTTCGCTTTTGTTGTGCGCGTCAGATCCAGAACAAAATTGAAGAGTCGGTGTATACCCTGCTCAAAATTCAGATTGACCGCTTTGGCCTGCGGCATCGTTTCCGCATTCTGAACAACAAAATAATTAACCGGGTGACCGGGTCTGAATTCGTGTTTTATGGGCTTTGGCGGAACATTGAAGAGATTAAGTCTCTGGAAGGTATCAGCGTTCTGTGGCTTGAAGAGGCCCACGCGCTGACGGAGTACCAGTGGAAGATACTGGAGCCTACAATCCGTAAAGAGGGCTCAGAGTGCTGGTTTATCTTTAACCCCGGACTGGTGACTGATTTCGTTTGGCGTAACTTTGTGGTCGACCCGCCAGAAGATACGCTGATACGCAAAATCAACTACGATGAAAATCCCTTTTTGTCCGACACCATGCTGAAGGTTATCGAAGCCGCTAAGCGCCGGGATCCGGATGGGTTTAAGCACGTCTACGAAGGCGTGCCAGAGTCGGATGATGATGCGGCCATTATCAAGCTGTCATGGATTGAGGCGGCCGTTGATGCCCACAAAGTCCTGAATTTCGAGCCAAGCGGGCGCAAGCGTATTGGCTTCGACGTCGCCGATAGCGGCGCCGATAAGTGCGCTAACGTCTATCGTCACGGCTCCATCGTGTACTGGGCGGATGAGTGGAAGGCGAAAGAAGACGAATTGATGAAGAGCTGCCAGCGTACGTATCAGGCGGCACTGGAGCGCGATGCTGATATCGTCTACGACTCAATCGGCGTTGGGGCATCAGCTGGCGCTAAATTCTCAGAAATTAATGAGGATCGTAAGCGCGAAAACATGAACGCATCCCGCATCAACTATCAGCGATTTAATGCAGGCGCTGGTGTGAATGAGCCGGACTACGAATATATTGGCATCCCGAACAAAGATTTTTTCGCCAACCTCAAAGCGCAAGCCTGGTGGCTGGTAGCGGATCGTTTCCGTAATACCTTCAACGCGGTTAAGAACGGTGAGCAGTACCCGGTAGATGAGCTGATAAGCATCGACTCATCCTGCCCGCTGCTGGAAAAGCTCAAGCTGGAACTTACCACCCCTCACCGTGATTTTGACAAAAACGGCCGCGTGATGGTGGAAAGCAAGAAAGACCTCGCCAAGCGTGACGTACCATCGCCGAACGTGGCCGACGCCTTCATCATGGCGTTTGCTCCAACCGATACGGCAATGGATATCTGGGAAGCGCTGGGAAACAGCTAAATACCTGAAAATAACCGTTTCACGCAAAATTAACGCTATTCATTTTTCGACCCTGTTTATGCATGTTTTATTCACGCGCTTTTAGCCACTTAACCCAGATAAATAAGCCTTTGGCGGACATTTCATCATGGGAGGGATCCGGCTGGTGCGGGTAACAGTCATTATGTTAAATCGGGTCATTTTTTAACAAATTATCCTATCCGCCACGAGTACCGAAAAAGCCGGAGAATAGTCACCATGGCGAAGAAAACAGGACGAGTCGCCACGGCGGATTCGTACGATAACTTTGTTGCCCGTGTCGGTATGCAGCAGCCTAACCAGCATGCCGCATCGACCTACAGGGCGAACTATACCAGCCGCAACCGCCTGCTCATCGAGTGGGCTTATCGTTCCTCCTGGATTATTGGCGCCGCAGTCGATTCTAAAGCGGACGATATGACCAAAAAGGGCGTGCGGATCACCAGTGAGATTGAGCCGAAACGTCGTGGCATTCTGGAATCGCGGTTCGATGAGCTTCAGCTTTGGGATTGCATCAACGAGACGCTGAAATGGTCCCGGCTGTATGGCGGGGCGGTGGCGCTGATTCTGATTGAAGGTCAGGCACCGCTGACCCCGCTGGTGCTGGATAAGGTTGGCAAGGGCAGTTTTAAAGGTCTGGCTGTACTTGACCGCTGGATGATTAACCCGCAGCTCACCAGGCGCATTAAGGCACTTGGCCCTAACCTCGGCAAGCCTGAATTCTATGACATCGTGACAACGGCGCAGGGGCTTCCTGCGTGGACTGTTCACCACAGCCGCCTGATCCGTATGGATGGTGTGAAACTGCCGTACCAGCAGAAAATCACCGAAAACGAATGGGGGATGTCCATTGTCGAGCGCATCTTCGATCGCCTGACTTCCTACGATAGCACCAGTGTCGGCGCCGCCCAGCTTGCCTACAAGGCGCATTTGCGAACGGCAAAGATTAAAAAGCTGCGTGAAATTATCGCCGTGGGCGGTAAACCATTCGAAGCGCTGGTTAAACAAATGGAATTAGTTCGCCAGTACCAGACAAATGAGGGAATGTCGCTTTTTGATGCCGATGACACCTTTGAAACCCACTCCTATTCTTTCGCGGGCCTGTCTGACCTGCTTAGCGAGTTTAAAGAGGATATCGCGGGCGCTGTTGGCATTCCTCTTGTCCGCCTGTTCCGCCAGTCACCGAAGGGTTTTTCAACCGGTGACGCTGACCTCGCGAACTACTACGACGACGTGGGAACGCTTCAGGAGCGAGATTTACGGCCTCACATCCGCCTGTTATTCGATGTACTGCATCGCTCAGAGTTTGGCGAGCCGTTGCCGCAAGATTTCACCTTTGAGTTTAACCCCCTGTGGCAGATGAGCGACACCGATCGCTCTACGGTGGCGACCAACACGACTACCGCTCTGGCAACCGCGGTGCGTGATTTGGGAATGTCCCCGGCTGCTGCGCTGACCGATTTGCGCGAGCTGTCTGACGTTACGGGCATCGGTGCTTCAATTAGCGATGAGGATATCCAGAATGCGGCGAAACAGTGGCAGGAGACTGAATCTGAAACCAGCCCTCCGCCGCCGATCGGAGGCCCAGTATCAGAAAAGCCTACTGGCGATAGTCGACCAGATAAATCAAATCGTCACGGGTTCCTACGATGGTTCACAGGCAAGCGCTGAGAGCATTGCTAAATCGCTTGTTGACTACTCCGGGGTGATCGACGACTGGGCCGAAATGGTCGGTCGAAAGATGTTTGCCCAGGTGGAGCGAGAAGAGTGGAATCAGTGGCGCTCTGTTTCGGAAGAAATATCCGCTGGTCTGCGTGACGTGATTAGTAACACTCCTGTCGGCACGGTGGCACAAGACATCGTTTACCGACAGATTCGCTACATGAAGTCTCTGCCATTAGAGGCGGCCGGACGTGTCAGGGAAATTCAGGAGCGTGCGATACAGGCTGTCATCCATGGTGAGCGCCCCGATCAGCTTTACGAGATGATCATGCAATCCGGTGACGTGGCGGCCAGCAGGGCACGGATGATAGCCCGCACTGAGATAGGCCGCGCCACTACCGCATTAACTCAGGCTCGGGCACTGTCCGTTGGTTCTGAGGGGTACTGGTGGCGCATCAAGGGGGCTGGTACCAGGACATCGCACCGAGGAATGAAAGATAAATTTGTGCGCTGGGATAACCCGCCGACGCTTGATGGTATGACCGGCCACGCCGGATGCCTGCCGAACTGCGACTGCTGGCCAGAAGTGCAGATCCCAGAACCAAAAAAATAACAGGCCGCCAATGAGCGGCCTTTTCAATACCCGCAATTCAGCAGGTAACCCATGAAATATTTCTTTAAAACCCGCCTGGGTAATACCCGCTTTCAACTTGCTGATGGGTCAGTCCTGTTTAAGGACGTCCCGATCGCAAGGACTGGTGAGCAGGAGTACGACGCCACAGAGCGGCCTGAGCTTGTCCCAAACGACAGGGGGAAGGTCATCGTACGCCGGGCACCAGAAGAGGTGTTCAGCGAGCGAGCCATGGCGTCATTCGAAGGCATGGCAGTCACTATCGGCCATCCGCGAGATTTTGACGGGCAGATCATCTTTGTTACCCCTGATAACTGGCGCCAACTGGCTCACGGCCACATCCAGAACGTACGGCGCGGCACGGACGAAAAGACCGATCTGCTGCTGGCTGATGTCATCGTCAAAACCCCGGAAGCCCTGCAAGCCATTGATGATGGTGATGACGAGGTCAGCTGCGGGTACGACGCCGATTACGAACAGATTTCACCTGGTCTCGCAAAGCAATCTGCGATTACCGCTAACCATCTGGCCCTTGTCCCTAACGGGCGGGCCGGTTTCCGTTGTGCAATAGGGGATTCTATGCCAAGCACTACTAAAAACTGGTTTACCCGGCTCCTGAAGGCCCGTAAAACCGGGGACGCTGCCGAAATGGCAAGTCTCATTGATAACCCGCCTGATGATGTCACGGGCGATAACGATGTATCGACCTCTATGACACCCGGCGGAGTGATCATTAACCTTGCGCCGCAAAATCCGCTTCCCGGCCCGGCATTGCCTGGTACCGGCGATGGCGAGGAAGAGATTCCTGCATGGGGTAAGGCGCTGATTGAGGCGGTTTCCAAGCTTACGCCTGCGGCAACCGCTCCTGGCACCGGCGATGCCGAGGACGAAGAGGAGAAAAAGGAAGAAGAGGGTAAGCTTACCGGCGACGCCGCTTACCGTGCCGATCTGATTCAGCCAGGCATCCAGTTGCCAGAAAAGGCGAAGCCGACAGCATTCAAGCGCCAGGTGCTCGCCTCTGCCGATCAATCTCTGGTGCGCTCTATTGTCGGTGATGCCGATATCAGCAAGCTGAAAAAAGCCACGGTGGATATGGCTTTCACGGCTGTTTCTGAGCTGGCGAAAAACCGCAATACCAAAACCGTCGACAGCCTGCAAACGCAGACTGCCACCACTGTTAAAACCATTGCCGGTATGAATCAGGCCGCGCAGGAATTCTGGTCTAAACGAGGCTAACCAATGGGTAATACATTTCTTTACCGGATGCCAGCGGGCATCGCCGGGGCAATTTCTCGTCCGCAGGATCTGACGGTTGAACCTCAACTGCTGGACTCCTCCAACCTTTTCCCCGCTTACGGCCTTGGCGGCAAGATTTCCTCCGGGAAATTTGTGCCAATCGCTGCGAGCGATACAGCGTCGGTGCTGGTGGGCATTTACGTTCGTCCGTATCCGACCGCCAGCCAGCCGGATAAAGTCCAGCAGGTAGGCAGCGGTAAAAACTTCACCGGCGATTGCCTGGTCCGTGGTTACGTCACGGTAAACATCGGCGCGGATGCATCCAGCGTTGCGCTGCATGGCCCGGTCTACATGCGAGTGGCCACACCATCCGCCTCAAGCCCTCTCGGCGCGTTCCTTGCCGCCGCTGATGGCTCGAATACCGTCCAGATCACTAACGCTTACTTCAATGGCCCTGGCGACACCAGCGGCAACATTGAGCTGGCCTTCAATATTTAAGGAAATCGCAAATGCCAATGACATTTGACCAGGCGACAGTCGACGGCACTGGTGCCTTTCTTGTCCATGAGCTGGAGCGTCTCGATCAGACACTGAATCTGCCGCTGGTGAATTTCACCTGGTCGCGCGATATCCAGTTGCGTGAAGACGTGTCTATTGCTGATGAGATCAGCTCGTTCACTAACACCACTTTTGCTGCTGCCGGTACGCCGAATGCCAACGGCAAAAACTGGCTTAGCAAAGCCGCGACCGCGATGGCTGGACTTAACGTCGACATCGCAAAAACTGGCTTCCCGCTCACACTGTGGGGTATGGAGCTTGGCTGGACCGTTCCTGAATTGCAGGCAGCTGCGCAGGTTGGTCGCCCGATCGACACGCAGAAGTACGACGGCATGCAGCTGAAGTGGAAGTGTGATTATCATTCGAATTCAATCGGATACCTTTCAAATCATCCGGCAAACCCCCGCCAATAGCGCCGCATAGACGCCCGAAAGGGTTCGTTTAAGTTCGGTTGTTTGCGCAGTTAATCGGTGCGGCGTGGACTAAATCAAGAACCAGAAAAGCACAACGTCACGCACGGGAATCAACTATGAGTAGTAAGCCCCTAACCCATACAGAAGTGAAGAACGCCAAACCACAAAAAAAGGATTACAGCTTATATGACGGGTTCGGCTTGTTGCTGTACGTTTCAGCCGCTGGCGGTAAGTCCTGGCGTTTCAGGTATTCGCACCCGCTGACAGGGAAAAGACAGACGCTGACTATTGGCCGATACCCTGAATTTAGCCTTGCCGAAGCCAGAGAAGAAAGAGATAAAGCCCGGCGTCTGGTTGCCCGTGGTGTTGACCCTGTAGAGGTCAAAAGGGAGGAAAAGGCGTTAAAACAGAAGGAGCACGGGGAGAAATTCTCCGTGCTGGCCGCTGCATGGCTGGCAAAAAAAGAAAGCGACGGTTTACGGGAACGGTCACTTATATACACCAGAAAGGGAATCGACCATCTGAATAGCATTATCGGGGGCATTAGCGTGCATAAAATTACTGCATCTCATACACTCGCAGAGCTTGAGAAATTCTCCAAACATCCGGCCCTGAGACTGAAATTATGCAGCTATGCAAATGGGGTAATGGATTTTGCAGTTAACGCCGGAATAATCGCTTACAACCCGTTGCTGCGAATTGCTAAAGCGCTGCCGACAGTAAAGGTTACTCCATTACCAGCTTTTGCCCCTGCGTTGTTCCCTGAATTCCTCAATATCTGGGGTGCGAGTATATGCGGCGAACCGACGAAACAGGCGCTAATCTTCCAGATCCTTACCATGACCAGACCCGCAGAATCCTACGGAGCGAGGTGGGAAGAAATCGACACAGACAACGCGCTATGGAATATCCCTGCCGAACGCATGAAAGCCAAGAGGCCGCATACAGTTACGCTATCACGGCAAGCTATGGATATTCTTAAAACTATGAAAGCATGGCGGCGCGGTGATTATGTGTTTCCCTCGTTGAGGCGTCAGAATGAGGCAATCAGCCGCTACAACGTGACAAAGATAATCAGTCGCTCGAAGTTTAAGGGGCTTATTGTCCCGCATGGCTTCCGCTCTCTGGCTTCTACTGTGCTGAACGAAGAAGGATTTAACCCGGACATCATAGAGGCTGCATTAGCGCACAAAAGCGGTGACGCCATTCGCAATATCTACAACCGTTCAACATATATCGAAAAGAGGCGCATTCTTTTGCAATGGTGGGGAGATTACGTAGAGGCTGCCGGGAAAGGTGAAATACTGGAAACGAAGGGCGATAAGGGATTAAGGCTAGTCGGATAGCGCTTCCTGAATATCTATTTATGGCTGGATTATTCCAGCCTTTTTTATGCCTGTTACACGCCGGAATGTATCTTTTTTATCCAGATTTGTTATAATTATATCGAATATATGCGGAGGTTTTTATGTCTGTATCGAACAGTGAAATTTTGCTTAAAGTCGAGGTTAAAGCCCGGCTGCGTTATCGCTCGGATTCATCGTTTTATGAGTTTTTGAAGAACGAGGAAAACGGCTTTCCCATGCCCTTCAAGGTTGGCGGTCGCAATTGCTGGTATCGTGATGAGGTGGAGGCGTGGATCGGGAGGCAGAGCGAAAAGCGCGGAATCTGTAGTGAGTGAGATCCAGAGCGACAGACGAGGCTTGTTACCTGAGAGGGGCAAGCCTTTTTTATTGTCTGTTTCCGGCAACGGTAACTTACACAGGCCAGCCAGAGAAAGGCATCAAATCGGGCGATGGTGGAATGTTTATAGAAAAATGCTCAAAGGTGTTCATAGTGTTCATGTTTTTAATATTACCATTTAAAATCATATATATAGACTATGAACACCTTTGTTTAAGGTATTCATAAGGTATTCATAGTGTTCATAGGTTGATTGTTCAGTCTGGTTTTTTGCTGGCTGGCTTTTGCACCTGCATGGTGGATATGACCATGCAGGCTATGGAGTTGTACCAGAGTGCAAATATGCACTCTGGTGGATAACTCATTGATTTTATGGCGGCGTAAAATTGCGCCTTGTTCCTAAGTATTTGATTTATCCGAGACCGTCACTTTGAAGGCGGCTAGCCGATGCGAAGAAAATAGCAACTCATTACTGATGAGCCTTTTCGAAGCACTAAAAAGTGCTTCGGGCTGTAAGTTACCGATGGCGCGAACTGTTCCCCAAAAAATTCACCAGATGCTATAAAGCGCTTGCGTGGTTGTGCAGGGCATGGTTATTATTATTTTGCACCTCACAAAGCGGGTGCCGGGTTTAGCAGCCTGAACACTATAGCGGGTAGCCGCTGATTTCCGTATAGCGGTATTTTTATTCCCGAAAACCAATCATTCTCCGAATTATGGCGGGGCGTGGTGGGGGAGCCGTAAGGCTCGCTGGTTCCTATAGTGCCAGTCTGCTAACCCCACTACGTCTCGCCACCCATGTTTAGCAGCATCTGGCGAGACTCCTGAAATCACTATAGGAGCCGCTAAAATGGCTAAATCAACCTGCCATAAATTTACCTGGCTATTTCTGGCCACGCCGAAAAAACACGCTTGCAGCCCGATTGTATTGCGCACACAGGCCGATAGCGAAGAAGCAGCACGTAACACGTTCCCCGGCTGGGACTTAATCTTTGCCGCCAAAATCCGCACCGAAAGCTCGTTTCAGGATTGTTGGACTGACTCCGACAGCGGAACTATCTGGCAGATCATTGCCGACGACATCCCGCCTTTATCTTCATTTGCTGATAGCTCCCTGCAAGGGGGTCGCCATGCTTAAGGTTTCCACCTCAACTCACGAAAAAAGCGCTGATGAAAAACTGCAAATAATATGGACGCTGGCTGTTGCCGCCCGGTATTTGCGCGGCACTGAATGGTCACACGAAATGCAGGTTGAAATGCTCGATATTATCGAGAAAATCTCTTCCGCCGCTCAGGGGGTGGATCATGCTTAATCTCCAGACCCTTACAGCCAAAGCCCGACAATTGCGCGGAAACGTGGTTAAAGCGGTTAGTACTAAAGGCAGTCGTACAATGACGCCTGTCTATGACCGCGACGAACAGCGCAAACTGCGTGAACGTATCCAGCAAACGCAGCCGGATTGGGTGTTGCTTTGGTGGGACATTGCTACCGTAACCGGCTGGCGTACCAGCGACGTTTGCAACCTGCGTTACTCCTGCATCAATTGGGAGACGGGGACCGCTACGATTGTGGTAGCGAAGCAAACCAAAGCCGCAGAAGCCAGAGCAACCCGTAAAGGCATTGAAATCGTGCGCCAGCAGCGCAAGGACGCCGCGAGACTCGCCGCTGACCATATCGCCTACATGAAGTGGGACAGCATCACCTGTGACGCTCTGGCGGCTGATATGAGCGATGAAGAACAGGCCATAGTGTTCGGGCTGGTGGCTAAAGCTGACGTGAAGCACGACACCAAACAGTTACCTCCGGGCATCATAAAGCGGCTGCGTGAACGTCAGGATCGTAATCTGGTTGAAGATGATTTGGTATTTTCTCGTTCTCAAATCGAAAGTAACCGTTGTCAACGTCTGGAAGGTAGCGTGACCCGCCAAACCATCTGGCGCAAACTTCATGGCGTCATGGCGTGGTTTACCCGCTTCATTAACGCTAAATTGCGCCTGAGCGCCTATTCAAGCCGAAAAATAGCAGCCTTTAATCTTATGTCCGCAGGTGGCGAACAGGGCTTATTGGTGGCGTCTGAAATGCTGGGCCATAGCAACCCGGCGATAACTCGCACTTACCTTCAATTAGGCAGCAAAGCCGCCGCTATCCAGTCCCGTTTAGCAATGGAGGCCGGAAATGCGTAAAACCTTCCAGATTGACGGATACGCTGTTAACAGGCGCGGGCATACGGTAGGGATTCACTACACCATGACCAGCACTAGCCCAGAAACAGCTAAATCTACTGCGCAACTACTGGCGCAGAAGGGCAGCTATAAACACGTTCGCATTACCCGCATTCGTGAGGTGGCAGCATGAACATAAATACCATCTACCGCCACCCGGCAAAGCTGGAAGCCGAAGCGATGCTATCTCGTAAAGAAGCATACCCGGATGATTTTACGCTGGCAGACCGAACAGCAGAGCGCATGGCCAGAGTTCACAATGGGCTGGCTCACGTTATGACCGATTTATTACCACTCCTCGAAGTTGAGCAAGCAGTCATCGTGTATTTCTGGCCGGATAAAGTCCTGGCGATTGTCGACATAGCCCGAATTGATGCGGAGGCCAACTCATGAATAGAAAGCCCAATGAAAGAGATGTTTTAGAGGTTATCACTGATGTTGAGCATGCTATTGGTTATACCCGGCAGGGGCTGGCCGTTCTTGATCTATGGCTTGATAGCATGGGTATTGAAGACGATACCGAAGTGAACCGTATCGCAGCAGTTCACAGCCTTGTGCATGAGTCCCTGACCTACCTTAAAAAGGCCGCCGGCATCAACGAGGAGTAAATAATATGTTGAAAATTAGTTCTGGCTTAATTGCCAGCGGCAAAACTCATCCTGAAATTGTGCCGGGCGATAAATGGGAAGATAAAAGCGGAATACCAATAAATATTGAAAGTTACCGATTCAACAGAGTGACATTTTATAGAGAGGGCTATAAATCGCCGTGTATTTACCCTGAACAACGATTCGTTAAAGAATTCCAGCCAGTGCGGGAGGTTAAGCCGTGAAAGATGATTTTATTAATGAGGTCAGGCATAAAGCCAACGGCTATTGGCCCTCAATCATGCAGCGCCTGAATATTCCCACAAACAGGAGTGAGGGTCCGTGTCCGGCGTGTGGCGGAAATACCCGCTACCGGTTCGACAATAAAGATAACCGGGGAACATATTTCTGTTCGCACTGTGGAGCCGGCACAGGGCTGGATCTGGTGATGAAGGTCAATCAGTGCGGTGCGAGAGAAGCGGCTAATCTGGTGGCGGAGGCAATGGCGCTACCGTTGCCGGAACCGAAGCCAGCCAGAGAGAGAACTCAAACGGATATCGCCGGGAAAGTGGCTGCAATGACCGCCAAAGCCTTGCCGGGACAATCTGCATATCTCACATCAAAGGGGCTTACATGCCCCTTCCCGTTGCTGCCTGATGGATCACTTGTGCTGGTGCTAAAAAACGCCGCAGGCGCAACGACAGGCGCACAGGTTATTAAACCTGACGGCTCTAAGCGGCTGGTGGCCGGAACGGTGAAGAAAGGTGCTTGCTATGTGGTCAACTCTATTGAATCGCCGGAAACGGTCATTATTGCCGAAGGGCTGGCAACGGCGCTATCCGTTCACCAGATGCACCCCGAAGCGCTGGCGGTGGTCGCAGTGGACGCCGGAAACCTGCTTTCGGTCGCACAGCTTATGCGCCAAAAGCACCCTAACGCGCGGATCATCATTGCCGCAGACAATGACCAGAGCGCCGAAAGTGACAGAAGCGGAGGAGTGAAAATTAACACAGGTAAGGAGTGCGCGGAGAAAGCCGCAAAAGCCGTTGCTGGCTGGGCCTCGCTGCCACCCGTGGACTACAAAGCGGACTGGAACGATTACCACCAACAATACGGACTGGAAGCCGCTACAGCAGCATTTAACGATTCGATGTATCAGCCGGAGGGAGAAAGCGTGGGCGCAAAACTAAAAGTAGTTGATGGCGGCAAACAGTCCGGGCGCGGTGATATCAACCTTATTCAGATGGCTGACAATGAAAAGGCGCTGATGTTAGCGGAGCGGTACGAGGGTATTGCCATTCACGCAGAGAGTGAGGCGGTTTATCTTTACCGCGAGGGGGTATGGGTTAAGGCTGCACCCTTAGAGTTAAGCCGTGAAATGGTGGCTATCTACAACGAAAACCATACTAATTTCAGCAAACGTTCTGTAAATAACGTCATTGAGGCGTTAAAAATTGTCATTCCGGTTATGGGAGAGCCACGCCGCAGCCTCATCCCGTTCAAAAATGGCGTGTACGACATGGAAACCGGGGCTTTCTCTGAGCATTCGTTAGACAACTGGCTCACCAACGATAACGGCGTGATCTATACGCAGCCGGAGCCTGGCGAAAACCTTCATGACCATGCGCCAAACTTTCATAAATGGCTAAGTTACACAGCAGGAAGGGACGCACTTAAGATGCAGCGTATCGCCGCTGGACTGTTTATGGTTCTGGCAAACCGCTACGACTGGCAGCTTTTTCTTGAGATAACCGGCGAGGGCGGCAGCGGTAAAAGCGTATTCACTCACATCGCTACTATGCTGGCAGGCGAACACAACACGGCCAGCGGCAATATGGCGGCTCTCGACAGCGCCAGAGGCCGGGCTCAGTTCGTAGGAAAAAGCATGATAACCCTACCTGACCAGCCCAAGTACTCAGGCGAAGGGACAGGGATTAAAGCGATTACTGGCGGTGATGCAGTTGAGATTGACCCGAAGCATGAGCACCAGTACACCGCCGTTCTGAGGGCCGTTGTGGTTGCCACAAACAACACTCCGATGATTTTTACCGAACGGGCCGGAGGCGTTGCCCGCCGCAGGGTTATTTTTCAGTTCAATAACCGGGTAAGGGAGGAGGACAAAGACCCTGATTTGTCGGAAAAGATATCTGCAGAAATTCCGGTCATAGTCCGCCGTCTTTTGGCTAACTTTTCCGATCCAGAAAAAGCAAGAATTCTCTTGCTGGATCAGCGGAACAGTGAGGAAGCCTTGGAGGTTAAACAGAAAACAGACCCGCTTTATGCTTTCTGTGCCTACCTTGAAAAGCTGTCAGAGTGTACGGGAATGCTGGTGGGCAACCGTAATCCGCCGCTCTATCCGAGAGTGTATCTCTATCACGCCTATCTGGCCTTTCTGGAGGCTAACGGGTTCGATAAGCCGCTAACCCTGAATAAATTTGCTGAGGGCATGGAAAGTGCAATGCGGGAGTTTAACCACGAATACAGGAAGGAGAGAAAGACGCGAGGTGTAGTAACCAATGTTGAGCTTTCAGGCAGTGCAGAAGACTGGCTTCCACAGGCTTACCCTAACTCCGTGAAGAGGTAGTAAAAACTATAAAAAAAGCCCGCTAGGAGTTGCGGGCTTTGGGAAGTTTCACGTTGCACATTGTGAAGGGTATGCCTGCCCTCACAGACTTAGAATAGCAGAAACTTAACGCTTTAAACCACTTTTGGTGATTAATTTTCATTATTCTATCTGTTTTTATGGTTACGTTGTATAATCTTTATGCCGACAATAACGTCGAGGTAACAGGAAAATTTGATCATGCCAAACCTACTGCAATTCAGTGCTACCCCATCTGGAAAAGGCGTTGCAATTTCAGCAAGCTACGATGACGGTGCTACCATCTCGTTTTCTACCGATGAACAATCCGCAAACTTTATGACCTCCATTGTTCAGGCGCTTGCTGCTGCTAATAAGAGGGTTATTGCTGCTGAGAATCGCGCAGCAGCTGAGCGGCGCACAGCAGACCGCAAATACAAGCGCACTGGCGATAGTTATGAAAGTGGCAACATGCCAACAACCTGCGACGCTGAATTCATGCGGCTGGTGCGTGCTGTATGTCCTAAGTACAACGAGAACACAAAGGATGATGATCCTCGCCTCGTTGCTCTTGATGTACTACGCTACGCCCCCGCTGAAGCCTTTTCAGCAGCCTATTCCCGTCCAATGTCAGAGATTCAGTTAAGCGAAGCTATAGACGTACTGGCGCAGGTTGGGGATTACATGAAAGCAAACAACATCGAGCCAAAACCGTACACCACCTTTGATTCAATAATGGCTATTGGTGACGCGGCTAAAAAGGCGTGGGGGGGGAAATAATTATGGTTAGCAAATTCATACCACGCAGTGAGAGAGAGCAGCGGCAAAGCCGTCAGACTTTCGACAATCACTGTTCTAAGTTACAGAACATCAATCAAAGCAATAAGGATTTCTGGGTGCAGAAGCAAGCCGAAGAAGATGCGCGATTAAATCGAAATCGCAGACCATGATGCAATAAAAGACCAGATTACGGGTAAAAAGAATGGATATTCTCTCAACACTTTTCCAGCAGAGTAGTCGCAGAATCGGGTTAATGGTGCCAAGCGTTGTTATCTCCGAAAAGCATAGCGACACACTGGAGATTACAGAGCATCCGGTAGAGCGCCCCACGTCAGGCGGAACCGGATTTATCGCGGATCACGCTTATCGCCGCCCCTCGGAAGTGGTGATGCAGATCGGATTTGCTGGTGGTGGTTCGCTGCTGGATTTGCTGGATACCCGAAATCTGGGGTTATACACGCCGCTTAACCATATGGGGCCGAAAGAAGTTTATGCGGAACTGCTAAAGATGCAGCAGGAAAAGCAGCTTCTGAATGTGACCACGGGCAAGCGGCTGTATAAAAACATGCTAATTCGGGCGCTGGAAGTAACCACAGACCGCACTACGGAAAACGTGTTATCAGCCACGGTCACTCTGCGAGAGGTCATTATCACGCAGACCAAAAGTATTAAGGTTGCTGATAAGGCCGATATGAAGTACGGCGTTGAAACATCGGCGGTAATCAATACCGGCACTAAAACGCCGATACCGGTAAATGAATCAATAATTGGGAGCGTTTGGGGAGTGGTAAAGCGTACCTTGGGAGGGTAAATGGCTCTATCAGAAATTCCATTATCGCCAAACAGCCAGAGTTTTAACATCACCCTGGCTGGCGTTGATTATCAGATGCGCGTTGTCTGGCGCGGAGTATGCTGGTTCCTCGATTTAATGGATAGCGCTGGAAACCTAATCATTGGTGGTATCCCGTTAATCACCGGCGCTGATTTGCTGGAACAATACGCATATCTCAATCTTGGATTTTCGCTGTATGTGCTATGCGATGACCCGGCCAGCGAAAACCCAACCCAATCCGATCTAGGCATTAAAAGCCACCTTTACGCAAAAACCGAGGATTAAAGATGTCTACAAACTGGAATCGACATTTTGAGTTACAGTTGGTGGATGAGAAAGGTCAAGGGATCAGCCTCAGCGACTTCAAAGTTACCTTTACCATAGAGCGTAACGATAACCGATGGCCGGCAGCGGCGGTGGTCAAAATCTATAATCTGGCCACTGAGACTCAAAACCGCATCATGCGCCGTGAATACAGTAAGATCACTTTGATTGCAGGTTATGACGGGCTGGATAGCACTTCTTCTGACACCGTAAGCGCCAGCGAAGTTGGCAAGGTACGCTATATCACAGATGACAAGATAAACAGCCCTGAAGGTTCAAATTATGGCGTGATTTTCAGTGGTGATATCGGCTTTACATTGGAAGGCAAAGAAAACATTACCGACCGTTACGTGCGCATACAGGCATTTGATGGCGATAAAGCGTTTATGAACGCCGAAATTATCGGAAAGACTCTGGCCGCAGGTTATACATTGCGCGATGAGTATGAAATGCTCATGAAGTATCTTGAGCCGTTCGGCATTAAAAAGGGTGTTGAACCCGTTTTCCCCGATACCGTTTATCCACGTGGGGCATCATATCACGGACCTGTAATCGAATACCTTTCCCGCCTGGCGAAAGACCTGCGAGCCACGTGGCAATTTAGCTTTGGTAAGGTTGATTTCATCCAGGAAGATGTAGCCAAACACCGGGCGATTGTCCTGAACGCCGATACAGGGCTTATCGGTATGCCGCAGCAGACTATCGGCGCGGGAGTAAATGTAACGTGCCTTATTAATTCCTTTATTCAGTTGCACGGACTGATTCAACTGGATCAGGCGTCAGTGTATCGCGCACAGTTGAGCAATCAGCAGGTTGTAGAGGCTGGCGGCATTGCGCCGGAAAAGGAAGTTAACGGTAATCTCGTTACAAGCGGTTTGGTGCAGAAAGAGACCCCTTACAGCATCGCTACCGATGGCGTCTACATCGTCCGATACATCTCATACAGGGGTGACACTCGCGGGCAGGACTGGTATATGGATATGGCCTGTGAAGCGCGTGGAAATGCTGATGTTCCTTCTCAAACAACAATCGGAAAATGGGTTTGATATGAAAAAGTATTTATTCATGTTCGCTATTGTTGCATCAACCAATGCGATGGCAGCGATCAATAGCGTTACATCTCAGTGCGGAAACTTTACTTTATATTCCAAAGTGGGTGAATTGACGAAAGTTAATGGAGAAACTGTCACCTCCCAAAAAATAACTGAAATTGGAGAGAATGGTTTAAGGGTACAAATGACCCTAATGCCAGCCCGTGACGGTAATATGTACGGTTTTGAATACATCCGCCCAGACGGAAACAGCAAACGCCGTTGGCTAAATGTCGAGTTAATCCGTGGCAACATGGAACAGCCGCGCATCATTGGAACGTTTAGTTGCAAGAACACCGCTGGATAAAGGGGAAAACATGGCGATACTTAGACCTGTTAGCAACAATGAGGTGAATGATTCTCTCGAATACAGCGTCAAGAGATCTCTTCGGGTGGCAATGCCGGGAGTCATTCAATCGTTTGACCCTGAAAATCTCACATGTGTTGTAGAGATATCAGTTTTCAGTGCAAAGACAGAAGGTACGTCTATAGACAGGTTGAGTGTCGATAACGTGTTCTACCCTCTCATTCTTGATGCGCCAATTGTTTTCCCTCGAGGTGGCGGCGTTACGCTAACGTTTCCCGTTAAAGAAGGTGATGAGTGCCTTGTTGTATTCGCGGATCGCTGCATTGATTTCTGGTGGCAGAGCGGCAATGTGCAGAATGGTTCAAGGGGGAGAATGCACGATTATTCTGATGCGTTTGTTATTCCCGGCCCACAGTCACAGGCAAAGAAAATCAGCGGTATCAGCACCACGGCCGCACAGCTTCGAACCGATGACGGATCGGCATTCATTGAAGTTGCATCAAACGGCGCTGTAACCATCACCAGCCCACAAACAACTGTTAATGGCCCTTTGCATGTAAACGGTGCAATAACCTCCACAGGCGACCAGACAGCGGCAGGAATCAGCCAGATAGATCACACTCACGGCGGCGTGGAGTCTGGCGGCAGCAATACAGGAAAACCACAATGAACAACATCGAAAAAATGAAGCCTGAAAATCATGAGGCGGCATCGGTTGAGAAGGTTCGCACATGGCAAGACGATTTAGCAAACCAGCCCCAGCTTGATAGCAATAGCGACATTGTAGAGAGGCAATTACGGGGAAGCGCTTACGAAATTTGTGTTAATAATATGTTAAGCTGAAAATCCCAGACATGAACACCTATGTATACTTATGAAGGCTTATGTATACTGGTGTTCATGGTTTAATTTAATGATTTATAATGGAATTGTTGCGAATATGAACACCATGAACACCTTGAGAGCAAATTCTTTAAAACACGCCTTAAACGCAACACTTAAGGCATAAAAATCACTTTTATAGTCATAAATGGAATATGTGTTAACAATTCATTATCATTTTGTTTTGGGTGATTCATTGCGTTTTACGATTAAAAAATAACCATCGCGTTAGCTGGGTTAAACGTCAGACGAGAGGATCTGTAACTTATGCTCATGAGCAAATCAGAATATGCCAGGCATCGAGGCGTTAGCCGTCAAACGGTTTACGATTGGGTGGCGAAAGGTGAGGTTGTTTTATTAGGCAATAAAATCGACGTAGAGGCCACGGAACGCAACATGCTGAACGAACAGAAAGCCCCGGGTGAAAATACCCCATGCACACTGGAAATGACGTACGGGCAATTTTGGGCGGCAGTTAAGGCGTTAGACGGGAAAGCTCCTAAGCCACGCAGCGATGAGGAGATAAAGCAGAGGGTACAGCTTGCAGCTGGCGAACTTGGTTGGGATGTTGAATTTCTGGAAGGCAATGGGATTTTCATGTGTGACGGTGACACTGAATTCTACCTAACACAGTACGACCAGCTTATTCAAAATGCAGATGTGGCCATCGGGCTTATCCGGCGTGACCTCTGTTATGCAGCTTGCGATTGCCCTGATGATGAGGACGAATGGAGCAAAGAAGGACTGGCAGCACTCGCAGAATGGAAAACGGGCAATGTGTAAAGTGTAAACCCAGAACGGAGAAAAGAAGCCCGGAGGTTTACAGTTTCTGTCAGATACGAAACCGATAGCTTTACACATTTTACACTTTTGGCGCGATTCAGCCGGAAAAGTGTCAACCTCGGAGCGCGGATCGTAAAGTTAAAGATTATTGGCGGTGATTAAAATGGCAGCACCTGAGAACAGGCAAAAACAGGTAACACGGAAGAAGCGCGGACAGTTTGCTAAAGGGAGCACCGGTAATCCCGGAGCTAGACCAAAACAACTACTGAACTGCGTATTCTTCTGGCGGAGGGAGCGGAGTTTGAAGCGGATCTCGCTAAATTTCACTTCGGGCAAAGGGTAACTTAGATGCTAAAACATGAAGAAATAGAGGCGGCGATAGTTTTAATGGCTGCTAAACAGGGGCATTCCCTCAATAGCACTGATATGCTGGAGATTCGTTCACGCGTGGCTAGTTCCCTGGCTGCTAAAGAGAGGCACCGCCAGCGAATGACGGCACCTGATTTTCATTGGAAGAAGCCGAAGCCATGCCGGTGATTTAGTTAAGGCGTTGGTTTATGCAATATCTTTTATAGCTTCGAAAAAAGTATCCTCTGTGAGTTCTTTTTCCGGATGCCTCATGGGGTTCTGCGGCGCCAGAGGGGTTATTGTTGAAAGATCCACCTCTCGCCTGATAGTCCAAGTGTGAACATCCTTTTTCAGCTTTAAAAGAAACGTTTCCACGGAAGATGACTTTTGGACTGATAACCGGCACCAACCACCGGCATCGCCGCCGTAAACCCCCAAAGGGACTAACGATGCGGATTTCATGCCATTCTTCATTGTGACAAAACTAGCTTTGTAATTACTGAGATGTTTCACTTCCGGGATTAAATCTATACTTTCATCCGTATAAGGAGCGTCAATGACATCAGTCTTTACGCCTGTATTGTGTAGCCACTCTTCAACTTCCTTAACCAACTCATAAAGACGCGCACGGAAATTTTGAATATCGCTTTTAACTTTATTTTCCAAATTTGCCCTGTTAACGCTGCCTTGCTGTACCTTCTTTGTAAATTCATCTTTAGCTGACATAAAACCTCCAGTGCGGCTGGGTGAGAAATTTGCTGTGCTTCAAAATGTTACAATCCACATTCTAAGTAGTTTGTTGCTCAAAACAAGATTGGTATCGCAGCATCACGCGAGAAAAATCATTTGCAATTCTCTTTATACAGGCTATTTAAAGCCTGAAAAACAGACTAGAGAATGGACTAGACTTCGATTGTTAAATAAATAATTTAAATACATTCATGGGCTTAAGTGTTGTTTCTTGCTTTTGAAGTGGAACATGGACACGGACGAGCAGGTTTATATCGGCGATTCCGGTCTGAACGTTAAAGGCCTGATGAACCTGACGCAGGTAACGCCGACCAACGCAGCGAAGACCTGGGCGACCTCCACCGCTGACGAAATCCGGGCGAGCATTAATGCCGGGCTGAGTGCAGCGTGGGCCAACTCGGCTTACTCCATGGTACCGACGGACCTGCTGATCCCGCCGGAGCAGTTCTCTCTGCTGGCAAGCACCATCGTATCCAGCGCTGGTAACCAGTCCCTGCTGACCTATCTGGAAACCAACACCATCGCATACCACCAGAACGGGCGTCCTCTGAACATCCGTCCGGTGAAATGGGCGAAAGGTCGTGGCGTGTCGAACTCTGATCGCATGATGTTCTACACCAACGACAAGAAATACGTTCGCTTCCCGATGGTTCCGCTGATGAGCGTGCCGATCCAGTATCGTGGCCTGTATCAGCTCGTAACCTATTACGGCAAGCTCGGTGCAGTAGAGCCGGTTTATCCGGAAACTCTGGCCTACGTCGACGGCATCTAACCTGCGGCGGCCCGAAAGGGCCGCTCATGAGGACTTGCAATGAAAAAGATTTACGTACTCTCCCCGTTTAACTTCAACGACGGCAAAGAGCAAAAGCATTTCCCGGTTGGCTTCCACGACGTTGATGACACGTTTGCTGATCACTGGTTCGTAAAAGCGCACTGTTCTCCGGATGGCGAAGCGCCAGCGGTCGCAGAAGACCCGCGCATTGCTGAGCTGGAAGCAAAAATCGCCGAGAAAGAAGCGCGTATTGCTGAACTCGAAGCGCAATTGCCGGAGACTACCGATAATGGCAAGAAATCAAAGTCTGCCGACGCCTGAGCAGTTCAGGTTAACCTTTCCGCAGTTCGCTGACGAAACAAAGTACCCCACGCCAATGATCCAGACTCGACTGAATCTTGCTGATGCCATGTTGAGTGAGTCGCGCTTTGGCGTAGATATCTTTCCCTACATCGTCGGGCTGTATGTTGCGCACTACATGTACCTTTACGCCGCCGATATGCGTGGTGTAGCTGTGGGTACTGCTGGTGGCGTAAATAGCGGCATACAGACCGCGAAATCAGTGGATAAGGTTTCAGCCAGTTATGACGCAAGCGCAACCCTGGACCCTAATGCCGGTTTCTGGAACAACTCCCGTTACGGATCGGAGTTCTGGGAATATCTGATGATGTTTGGTGCCGGTGCGGTTCAACTGGGGACGCCGGAATGAAAAGCGGGCTCACAATTCGGGAAGACAATTACAACGTCGTTCTGGATGCGCTGAAGCAGCTGTCAGGCGCTGATGTGCTGGTTGGTATCCCGGCAGGCCCTCCGCGCGATGATGCGCCGCTGAGCAACGCTGAGCTGGGGTATCTCCAGTCCACCGGGGCAACCGTAGAGATAGACGGTGAGACCGTTACTCTGCCGCCAAGGCCATTTCTGGACATGGGTATTGAGGATTCCCGGGATAAAACGACCGAGCGTTTAAAGCTGGCCGCTCAGTCTGCGCTTGAAGGTAAGGCAGATGTGGCGTCGATGCATCTTGAAGCCGCAGGCCAGATTGCGCGTGATGCCTCAAAGGCTGTCATTGAGGCAGGCGATCGGCTGACCCCACTATCTGAAAAGACCATCAAGAAGCGCAGAGAAATGAAACCGCCTATCCCTGGCGATAAGCCGTTGCGTGCCCGCGGATTCCTTTTCAGAGCGATACAGTACGTCGTGAGGAAAAAATAATGCCTTTTCTCGATGTGACAGATGTCCTGCTTGATCCGGACTTTGTCGACCAGTCTCTGGTGTGTTATCGCCAGGTGCAGACGGTGGACGAAGATAATTTTCCGACTAATACCGCGCAGGCTATTCCGTTCTCTGGTGTCGTAACCGTCGATCGCTCGCTTGAGGCTAAGCGAATGGCCGCCGGGCAAAACATCAATGGCGCCATCCTCATTGTTACCCAGTTCAGGCTAACTCAGGGGATGCCTGCCAGTGACTCAACGCCAGAACTCGACGCTGATATCGTTTTATACAGCGGCAGACGGTACCGCGTGACCTTTGTCGATCCGTACACCCGATACGGTGCCGGGTTTGTGCAGGCACATTGCGAACTGCTGGAGTTTAACGGAGGGATTCCCGTTGAGTAACGACAGCACAGAGCCTGGGTATCTAACCCCCGCTGGGGATGCTCCTGATTACGATAAGGAGCTGGAAAAGCAACTGAGTCGCTGGGTAAGAGGCGTGACGGGGATTGCGGTTAACCTGGTGTTGCCCCGGTTTACCGATCCCCAGTCCAAAATACCGCCGAACGGTGAGACGTGGTGCGGGTTTAACTTCTCCACGCTCTTACGTCCCGGCACTCCTGCAAATGTCCAGGTAAGCGAAGAGCAGAGCGAACAATGGTCATGGGAGAGTATCCAGGTGCTTTTCGGTTTCTATGGCCCCGGCGGTTCCGGGATGGCCACGCGGTTTCGCGACGGAATGTTTGTAGATCAAAACGCAGATACGTTGCGACGAATCTCAGGTTTGTCGCTGGTGAGCGCTGATGATATACGAAACCTCCCCGAATTGATCAACAACCAGTGGGTGCGCCGGTATGACCTTGCCGTGACCCTTTCCCGCAAAAACACCCGTACCTACAACGTTAAATCTGTCGTTGACCCTAACGTCACGATAGTTACCGGAGACTAACATGGAAAAAGGGCTTCCCCTTAACCGTATCGCTAATGTGACGGTGACGCTTTCTGCTCGGGCCGCGCAGGGGCGCAATTTTGGCTCAATGCTCATCCTGGGCGACTCAACTGTTATTCCGATTTCTGAGCGGCTGCGCCTTTACTCCAGCGCTGATGATATCGGCGATGACTTTGGTGTAGACAGTCAGGAGTATGCGGCGGCTGTTATCTGGTTCTCCCAGCAACCGCAGCCGACTCTGGTGTATGTCGGTCGCTGGGCGAAAACGCTGGCAACGGGCGAAACAGGCAGCGCAGAAAGTCTCCTGCAGGCCGTTAACGCTTTGCTGGACTGGAATTCATGGTATGGCCTTCATCTTGCCGTGCCGGTTGCTGATTACCCTTCCGACACCGACATTATCAGTGTTGCGGCGGCTATCGAAGCCGCGAGTGTATCCCGCATCTTTGGCGTTACCTCGGCTGATTCAACGATTCTTGACGCGGCTACCACGACGGATCTGGCTTCCAAACTGAAAGCAGCGAAATACAGCCGTACCTTTATCCAGTACTCGACCAGCAGCCGCTATGCTGCGCTGTCCTCGTTTGCGCGTGCGTTTACTGTTGACTTCACTGGAAGCAACACGACGATCACCCTCAAGTTTAAACAGTTGCCGGGCGTTACCTACGAAACCCTGGGCACCTCGCAGGCTAACAACCTGGAAGCGAAGAACTGCAACGTTTACGTGTACTACGAAAACGATACAGCGATTCTTGAACAAGGCGTTATGGCAAACGGCGATTTCTTCGACGAGCGCCATGGCCTCGACTGGTTGCAGAACGCCGTGCAGACGGCTGACTACAACACGCTCTATACGAGCACAACCAAAATCCCCCAGACCGACGCCGGTACCACAACCCGTATCGCCAAAATTGAGCTGGTGCTCGATAAGGCTGTGCAAAACGGTCTCTTTGCGCCGGGTAAATGGACTGGTGGCCCGATTGGCCAGCTCAATACCGGTGACATGCTGACGAAGGGCTATTACACCTGGGCAGAAAACGTTGATGACCAGCTTCAGGTCGATCGCGAAGCGCGGAAAGGTGTGCCAATTCAGGTTGCCGGGAAACTGGCCGGAGCCGTTCATTACGGTAACGTCGCAATCACGGTCGTGCGCTAAGGAGCCATAGATGTCTACGTATTCGTTTCTTGATGTTTCGGCCTCTCTCGCAGGGCCTACCGGGCTAGTTGAGCTTGGCTACGGCTCAGCCAATGCCGAAGAGGGCATTACTGTCACAATGACAGAGGCCAAAAACACCATGACCATCGGCGCCGATGGCGAGGTGATGCACAGCCTGCACGCCGGAAAGAGCGGCACCATCACGGTAACTTTGCTGAAAACCTCCCCGGTAAACAAAAAGCTCTCGCTGATGTACAACGCACAGAGCCTGTCCTCGGCGACGTGGGGCAATAACGTCATCGTCATTCGCAACAAAGTATCAGGTGACACCGCTACAGCGCGTTCGTGTGCTTTCCAGAAACAGCCTGACTGGAATAACCCGAAAGTCGCCGGAACAGTCGCATGGGTATTTGATTGCGGCAAGATTGATCAGCTGCTTGGGGAGTTTTAACAGATGGAATTTGAAATCAAAGGCGTTAAATACCGCACCGCAAAGCTCGATGTTTTCCAGCAGTTGAAGGTTAGCCGCAAACTGCTGCCGGTGCTGGCCGGGCTGGTTTCTGACTTTGGCACGCTGAAATCCATGATGGTCAGAGACAGCGAGGGCAAACTGGTTTTCGGTGAGAAAAGGGCGTTCGACGCTCTGGATATCGTCCTGCCGAAGATTGCCGATACGCTGGCAGCTCTGCCTGAAGAGGACGTTAACGCGGTGATTCATCCATGCCTGGGCGTTGTTATGCGCCAGCATGAAAAAGGGTGGGTGAAAATTTTCGATCAGGGTGCGCTGATGTTCGACGATATCGACCTGTTCACGATGCTGCAGCTGGTGGCGCGGGTGGTCGCCGACAGCCTGGGAAATTTTTTGAAAGAACTCCCCGGCAGCGGGACGCCTACCCAGCCATAGGTCCTGTCCTCGAATCCATGCCAGAGGGTGAGGATTTCCTGATGCGCCCGGTGGATGCCGGGCTCATCCATTACACCGACCTGAAAGATGGGTCAGTAGACCTGGCTGATATTGCCCGTATGAATGACTGGATTGACCTGAAAGCCGATAACGAAAACCGCATAGCGAAATGGAGAGAGGATAATGAACGCTGAAACGCTCAAGGACTTTCTGATCTCGCTTGGGTTCAAAGTTGATGAGGCTGGCGCCAGAAAATTCGATGCCGTCGTTGCCGGGATAACGCTTAAAGCGATTGAGCTGGGCGTCAAAGTTGAGGCAGCGGCGCTTTCCGTCGTTGCATTCGCCGCGAAAATTGCCAGCGGTCTCGACGACCTGTACTGGGCCTCTCAGCGCACAGGCGCGACGGTGGAGGGCATTAAGCAGATTGGGTATGCGGTTAGTCAGGTTGGCGGCAGTGTCGACGGGGCCCGCGGCTCTCTCGAAAATCTTGCCAGGTTCATGCGTAATAATCCCGGCGCTGAGGGTTTCCTGAACCAGCTGGGGGTTCAAACGCGTGATGCCAGCGGCAACATGCGGGATATGGCGACGATCTTTACCGGCGTCGGCCAGCGTCTTAGCAGTATGCCGTATTACCGCGCGAACCAGTACGCTCAAATGCTGGGGCTGGATGAAAACACCCTGATGGCAATGCGTCGCGGTATCGGCCAGTTTAGTGGCGAATACACCGCGATGGCGAAGGCGATCGGTTATAACGCCGATGTGGCCGCCGTCAGCTCCAATAAATTCATGACCTCGCTGCGCTCTTTTGGGCTGATGGCAGGCATGGCGCGGGATAAAATAGGCTCCAGCCTCGCTGATGGCCTTGCTGGCTCTCTCGACAGGCTGCGTCGCCAGATCCTGGAAAACTTCCCGAAAATTGAAGGCGCAATAACCGGTACCGTGAAAGGAATTCTCTGGGCTGGCGAGATGGTAGGCCGGGTAATTTACCGCCTCATCCAGTTGTGTCAGGGTATCAGCGACTGGTGGGACTCTCTTGATAAACAGTCGCAGCAGCTGATCGAACTTATTGGAGCGCTAACCGCAGCGTGGTGGATGCTCAACCGCGCTATGCTCGCATCGCCGATTACGTGGGTTCTCGGTCTTGCCGCTGCCATTGCTTTGCTATGGGAGGATTACCAGACCTGGAAGGAGGGCGGTAAGAGCCTCGTTGACTGGGGGAAATGGAAGCCTGAAGTAGACGCAGCACTGAAAATGGTCGGTGACCTGAAACAGACTGTCCTCGATCTCGGAAAAGCGCTGGCAAAGCTGCTCAATATCGACCCTAAATCCTGGTCTTTAAAATGGGATTTCAGCAACTTCATTACCCAGATGGGTGAGTTTAGCAAGATGCTGAGTATGATCGGCGACCTGCTTAACGCTATCAAGGACGGTCGCTGGTCGGATGCTGCAAATATTGGCAAGGCTCTTCTCAAACAAGGCAGCGATCAACCTGACGCCCTTCCTGGTGTTACCAGTAGCGCAGTCAATGCGCGAGGTAAAGTTCTGGGATTTTGGGAGGAGGTTAAATCCCGTTTCAGTGATGGCGGCTGGTATCAGCATGAGCAGAACACGCTTGCCGATCGCAACAATAACCCCGGCAATATTCGGCCCGTAGGCGGTGGTGGCTTTCGTGCGTTTGGTTCTGCGCTGGAAGGCTGGGAGGCCATGAAAAACCAGCTCATGCGGTACTTTACTGGTAAAACGACCGGGCGCCGCCTGCAGACTATCATGGATATCGCCAGCACCTGGGCACCTGCGGCCGATAACAACGATCCTGCCAAATATGCCCGTGATGTTGCTGGCTGGATGGGTGTATCGCCGACGGCAGCATTAAACCTGTCCGACCCCAATACGATGGCTATGCTCATGCAGTCTATGGCCCGCAAAGAGGGGTATTCGAACTGGAATAGCCCGCTTGCCCATCAGGCTGCTGGAGCGCAGGTGAATCAGCAAAACACCTACAACATCTATGGCGGGAATGCTCAGGAAATTGGGCAGGAAGTCAGTCGCCGCCAGCTTGATGCTAATGCCAGGGTGCTGAGAAATAACCAAACTGGAGCAGGATGATGGATATTCTTTCTACTCTCTTTCAGCAGCAGAGCAGGCGGATCGGGCTGATAGTCCCCAGTGTTGTTATTTCGGAAAAGCACGATGACTCGCTTGAAATAACCGAGCATCCCGTAGAGGTTGGCGCAGCAATTTCCGACCATGCCTATCGCCGACCTTCTGAAGTTGTAATGCAGGTTGGTTTTGCTGGTGGCGGCTCATTGCTGGATTTGCTGGACACAACTTCCTTTGGGCTAAGTGCTGGATTAAGCCCGAGGGAGGTTTACCAGAATCTACTGGATCTCCAGAACAGCCGGGTGCCGTTCGATGTGGTAACAGGCAAGCGGCTTTACAGCAACATGCTGATCCGGGCGATTGAAGTCACAACCGAACGCTCCACGGAAAATGTTCTTTCGGCTGTGTTGACGTTACGTGAAGTCATTATTACCAGCACCACCAACTCTAAGGTTGCAGCGAAAACAGATATGAAGGAGGGGGCTAATACGTCAGCAATGCAGAACTCTGGGGTGAAAACGCCAGTGCAAAAAAATGAATCAATACTGAGCCGATTAAGCGGTGTAGTGTCAGGAGGGTAAATGGCAATCAGCGAAATTCCGCTCTCTCCGGAAAATCAGCAATTTTCTATATCGCTGGCGGGCCAGAGCTTGCAGATGGCGGTAACGTGGCGGGCTGTATTCTGGTGCCTGGATGTCATGGATAGCAGCGGCGCAGATCTGATAAAAGGCATCCCGTTAATCACTGGCGCTGACCTGCTGGCGCAGTATCGCTATCTCGGTTTGGGATTCTCGCTTTATGTTGATTGCGACGATCCGGCAAATGATAACCCTACCGAAACAGACCTCGGCATTAAGAGCCACCTTTACGCAGTAACGGAGTGATTATGTCTCAGAACTGGATGCGGCACTTTGAGCTACAGCTTGTCGACTCAAAAGGCAATGCAACTGATTTTGGTAGCTTCAAGGTCACGTTTAATATCGACTGGTTTAACCTGAGCAGCGAAACGCGTGTAGGCACTTTCAAAATCTACAACCTTGCAGCTGATACCGTAAACCGGATCGTCGGTGAGGAATTCTCCCGGATTAGGGTTATCGCTGGTTACGATGGCATTGCAGCTGACGTTCCCGCCAGCCAGGTAGGCGTCGCCAGGACAGTAAATCCCGATGAAGTCGGGCAGATGGACGGTCGAAATTATGGACTGATTTTCGACGGGGAAATCCGGTACACCATCACAGGGAAAGATAACCCCGTTGATAGCTTTGTCCTCATTCAGGCGGCTGATTCTGACCGGGCATTCGCTACCTCGATCACTGCGCAGACGCTGGCGGCTGGCTATACGGTCTCTGACGTCAATGCAGTGCTCATGAAGGACTTCAACGCTAACGGGGCCACGGAAGGGAATACCCCTGCAATGCCTGCAACGGTGTTTCCTCGCGGCAGGGTGCTTTTTGGCATGACCCGCAACCTGATGGATAACGTTGCCGACCAATGCCAGGCTGACTGGATGTTTGTTGATGGCAAACGGGAAATGGTCGCAAGAAATGAAGTGGTTCACGATGCCATTAAACTGAATAGCGCCACCGGGCTTATCGGCATGCCACAGCAAACCATCGGCAGCGGTGTTAACGTTCGCTGCCTGATTAACCCCAACATCCGGGTTAACGGGCTGATAGAGTTGAATCAGGCATCTGTCTATCGCACTGTGCTGGGCAATAACGATATCGCCATGACGCAAGGGCGCATCACCGACCAGAACAACAACGGAAACATCACCATTGAAGGCACCACTGCGCAGCCTGCCAGTATTGCGACTGACGGCGTTTATATTGTCCGTGGCATTATGTACACTGGCGACACAAGGGGCCAGGCGTGGTACATGGATATGATGTGTGAGGCGCGTGGCGCGATGGATCTTGTTTCCTCATCGGCGAGGGAAAGAGGGCTTTAATGAAAATTTTCTGTTTGGCGTTGTTCTCGGTGATTTCAACCCCAGTAATGGCTGCAATTCAGTGTGGAAATTATGTGATGACAGGTGATGGAATGACCGTTATCAACGGAGAAACAGTCACATCTCAGAAAATAAAGTTTTTGGGTAAGAGTGGCGACTACGCGAACATGAAAATGGACATGGGCCTTATGCCTGCGCGTGATGGTAACAACTATGGCTTTGAGTTTGTAAAGCGCGACGGAAAGGCATTCCTCAACGTCCAGCTACTGCAAAACAGCATGGATGCCCCGAAGATCATAGGTTCCTTCCCCTGCAAAAAGGTCTCTGGCTAAGCTATAAGGCCGCCTTGGTATGGCGCTCTAAAGGTTAGATCCTGTATATTCCAGATGATTCTAATTGTTAATCTGGGGTAACTGTAAATGGAAGCGCTGTATCCAATATTGATAGTCTTAGGAGTGGGGGCTGCTATAGGTGCTTATATAACTTATAGGTATTTGATAAGCAAACATAAAAAGGTTGTTGAGTATCTTGAGCTAAGGAATCAAAAATCACTGGCGGCTGAAATTGAAGAAAAAGAAGAAGTAATTGAAAAGTATAAGAATAAAGATATTGCTCGTGAAGTTGAGCATAACAATCTGAAAAACGAGCTCAGGCAGATTATCGAGATAAATAGGATAAAAAGTAAGGAAATCCTCGGTAAGGCTGTCGATTTTGCGTTTGATTTTGAAACCATATTCCGTGAACAGCACCACTCAGCACAAGAAGAGATACAGAAGGTTCTTGATGATACCTACCGATACAAACGTAAGACCCTTCTCGCTTCTGTCACTCTGAGAAACTTCGAGAAAAAACTAGAAGATATCAGAAGAGAAAAAGCAATTTACCAGACGTTAATTGCTAAATATGATTTCTTCCAACTACGCGACCATTCTGACTGGAAGGTGGTAGAAAAAGAATTTAGGGATAAGGTCCTGGAACTGCAGGCTGCACAGGATGAGCGTGACGCCCAGAATGAAATTAAACGTCAAATGCGAGAGGAAAGGCAGCGTGCTGAAGAGTTGGAAAGGCAGCAACAAGAAGCTGAAGCCAAAGAGCAAGAGCTTGAAGCACGGCGCAAAGCAGTAGAAGAAGCGCTATTGGCTGCTGATGAAGAACACCGCCAGGAACTAGAAGAAACCCGCCGTCAGTTGGAGCAAGAGATTGAGGACGTTCACAAGCAGTATGAGCGAGCGAAATCAATGGCTCAGATGACTAAACAGGGCCATGTTTATATCATTTCAAATATCGGTTCATTTGGTGAAAATGTATTCAAAATAGGCATGACGCGCCGCCTTGAGCCACTCGACCGAGTAAGTGAGCTAAGCGGAGCAAGCGTGCCATTCGAATTCGATGTGCACGCAATGATTAGCTGTGACGATGCGCCAGCCCTTGAGTATGCATTGCATAACAAACTAAGCAGTGAGCGAATGAATAAGGTTAACCTTCGCAAAGAGTTCTTTAAAACGGACTTAAACAAAATAATTCAGTGCGTTGAGGAGCATCACGGTAAAGTTGAATACGTTGCAGATCCCGCTGCATTGCAATACTACCGCTCTCTTGAGATAGCAGAAGAAGCCCAAAATAATAAAGAACTATTAGTTGCGTCTTAGATTTTACTAATACATAAAACAGACCCGCTTCGGCGGGTTTTTTAATGCCCGGAGTAAAGCAAATGGCCGTATCCGATAAAACCCGTAGTGGTGCGCTGGCGGAGGTTCTGGCGTCTGAACGGAAGACACTAAACGAACAGTTGCGCGTTGCGCTACCTGGTATCATCCAGTCATTCGACCCCGCATCAATTACGGCTGTTGTTCAGCCGGCGATCCGCTACATCGAGCGTGACAACGACGGCAACAAAAGCACAAAGGACTATCCGCTGCTGGTGGATGTTCCCGTCGTCTTTCCTCGTGGCGGCGGCTGTACGCTGACTTTCCCGATCAAAGAAGGTGATGAGTGCCTGGTTATCTTTGCCGACCGCTGCATTGATTTCTGGTGGCAAAGTGGAGGTATTCAGGAGCCAGTAGACGAGCGCATGCATGATTTATCTGATGCCTTCTGCATTGTCGGCCCGCAGTCTCAGGCGAAGAAAATCGGCGGTATCAGCACCAGTGCGGTAGAGCTGCGCAGTGATGACGGGGAAACAAAGTTGAGCCTCAATCCTGCCAGTGGAGCTATCAACGGCACGGCGCCGGGAGGTTTTAACCTGAACGGGCTTAAAATTCTTTCGGACGGCCGCCTGCAGCTGGTGGATGGCTCAATCGTTGATAAGCATACGCATGGTGGCGTTGAGTCTGGTGGCAGCAGTACAGCACCACTCGGAGGGTGATATGCGATACCGTCGAGAAGATGACGATGGGGATTACACCTTCGGTCAGGGTGATGATACCTGGCTGGTTAACTCCCCCGAGGCTGTCGCGCAGGCCATTAAAACGCGCTTTCTGCTTTGGTACGGGCAGTGGTTCCTCGATACCACGGAGGGAACCCCGTGGATTCAGTCCGTTTTGGGTAAGCAAAAGCCGGATACCTACAACCTCGCTATCCGTAAGCGGATCCTCGAAACGCAGGGGGTTAGCTCAATCACTGCATTTAATACCACCGTTGACGGCACCACGCGCCGTGTAACGTTCACAGCAACGGTGGAAACCATCTACGGGACAACCACAGTAACTTCGGAGGCGTAATGTCTTTGGACCTCGACACACTCGGCTTATCGGCAACGGTAACCGCTGAGGGGATAAGTGCGCCCGACTATCAGACCGTTCTGGACACCATCACCGGCTATTTTCAGCAGATTTATGGCAGTGATGCCTATCTCGACCCGGACAGCAAAGACGGCCAGATGGTCGCTCTGGTGGCTCTGGCCATTCACGATGCCAACAACACGGCCATTTCTGTTTACCGGTCATTTTCTCCGTCGACGGCGCTGGACGATGCATTAACCAGTAACGTCAAAATTAACGGCATCGCTCGCCGGGCTGCGACAAACTCTACGGTCGATGAGCTGATCGAAGGTGAGGCCGGAACGTTAATCACAAACGGCTCTGTGAAAGATGCCAACGGCATCATCTGGAATCTTCCTGCTCAGGTGACAATTGGTATTGATGGGACGGTTATTGCTACAGCGACGTGTTCTGTTGCTGGCGCTGTGGCGGCCCCTGCCGTGTCAGTCAATAAGATAAACACCCCGACACGTGGCTGGGTATCAGTAACTAACCCGCAAGCGGCCACGGTAGGTGTTGCTGCCGAAACAAATGATGAATTGCGTGTCCGGCAATCACAGAGCGTTGCTTTACCGTCTCTGACGCCGTTTGAGGCGGTAGATGGTGCGATAGCAAATATCAGCGGCGTAACGCGACACAAGCTGTATGAGAACGATACAGATACCACTGATGCAAATGGCCTGCCTCCGCGCTCGATCGCGGCCATTGTCGAAGGTGGTGATGCTACGGTCATTGCAAACAGCATTCGTGGTGTGAAAGGGCAGGGCGTAACACCCTACGGTAGTACGGTGATTGTTGTGCCTGATAAGTACGGAAACCCTCACCCGGTAGGTTTTTCAAGGCCGGTCGATGTGCCCATTTACGTGAAAATCACTATCGAGCCTCTTACGGGCTACACATCCCACGTCGGCGAAGAGATAAAGGCGGCTGTATCTGCCTACATTAACTCTCTGGCAATCGGCGCCAGCGTTCTTCTCAGTCGCGTTTACTCACCGGCTAACCTGGGCGTCGTTAGTGGAGGCAATGCCCGGTATTACGACATTACCGAATTGCTGATTGGGACATCTTCGGCAGGAGTGGCTGCGACCAATATCGTAATAGCTTTCGATCACTCCGCATCCTGCAGGGTTGCGGACATTAATCTGGAAGTGTCTGTATGAGTAAATACACTGACAGGATAACGAACTATCACGCAGGGAAACCTAAGTTTTTTGCACACATTGACCTCTCAACGCGACCGTTAATCGACGTTTCAGCCGCAATGACAGGCATGATTCAGGATTTCGACATTGATACCGCCATCGGCCAGCAGCTGGATATTCTGGGTGAATGGATAGGCCGCAAGCGCAGGGTCAGGGCGCCTATCTCTGGCGTGTATTTCTCGTGGGATACAGAGAAACTTGGCTGGGACCAGGGCGTCTGGCAGGGACCTTTCGATCCTGATGATGGGTTTCTTGACCTGAGTGACGAAGTTTATCGACTGGTGCTAAAAGTCAAAATTGCTATAAATAACTGGAACGGGCAGAACGACACATTGCCTGAGATTCTCGACAATGCCCTGACAGGATCGGGTATTCGTATGGCAATTGTCGATAATCAGGATATGTCCATTTCTATATGGATACTTCCTGACCCTACGGTTGTTATCAGTGAAATTGACAGGATGATTCTCGATAGCGCAGTTAATAAGGGGCCATTCATCGCATTACCTCCCGGTTACGTTCCATCTCGTTATGACCTGAATCCCATCGATCAGGTTAATGCTGAATTATGGTGGGCTATACAAAACGGATATATGACCGTTAAAGCTGCGGGTGTAAAGGTGAGGGAAATACAGATGCCGTCAAATGGTGGCGATTCTTTTTTTGGTTTTGATGTGGATAACGAATATATATCCGGATTTGACTCTGGTAACTGGGGAGAAGATTTATAATGCCTACCAATGATTTTAAAGCTTTTGCAACTGGAAACAGCGCAAACGTAATTTCTCAGGCTGATTATTTAGCCCTTGCTGCGTTAGTAAGCGGATTTTCATCTGGTAAAGCTTCTTCCGCGCAGATAAATAAAGCCCTACGCCAGAGCACGGTTATGGCGTCGGTCCTTGCGCAATTCATCTCAGATTCTGCAGGTGTGGATGTTCTTGATAATGGAAATACGGCTTCCATTCTTGCGAACCTTAAATCAGGTATGACGGCTCTTACGCCGGGGCGGCTTTTAAACGTTCAGGTATTCACCGCTAACGGATCTGTCACCAAAACAGCCGGCGCAAAAAAATGGAAGATCAGGGTTCTTGGTGGAGGTGGCGGGAGTTCAGCGGCTCCCGCTACATGTACCGGTCAGGTTTCTGTAAGCAATGGCGGCGGCGCAGGTGCATATGCTGAGGGTATCTACGACGTATCAGCATTATCATCGGCCACGGTGACGATTGGTAGCGGCGGCGTGGGGGGCACAGCAATTTCACCATACGGAGGGGATGGCGGGACAACATCCGTAGGTACTCTTATCTCAGCACCTGGCGGCAAGGCGGGATTGCCAGCAGGACCGGCTACCCCTCCATTCCAGCCCGTGGCAAATACAAACTCAAATAGCCCAACCAACTGGAATATAGTTGGCTCATCTGGCCCCGGAGCCGAAGCTGCTGTTGCGGTGTCAACCAATTACGCTGCGGGATCGCGCGGTGCGAACAGCCAGTTAGGTGTGGGTGGGTCGATACCTGCTATTAACAATAACGCCAATACAGGAGGCGGATTCGGTTCCGGCGCATCTGGCTGTGCAAACGGACCGTCTCAGCCCGTAAATGCTGGCGCTGCGGGCAGGTCGGGAATTGCAATTATTGAGGAGTACGCATAATGGCCGTAGAAGTGTATGCAGTGATCGACTCTGAAGGGAATGTGGTCAGCACAAGTTTGTGGGACGGAGAGGCGGAATGGGCGCCACCAGAGGGAATGGAAGCTGTTAAAACCGGGGATAGTGGCGCAGGTATCGGGTGGACCTATAAAAAAGGCAAGTTCACACCGCCACCGCCACCTGAGGTGCCAAAAGAAGATTTGATTTCTCAGGCTGAGCAGCAAAAGGCTAACCTTATAGCTGAAGCAAGCCAGACGATCTCCATACTTCAGGATGCGGTAGACCTAGACATGGCGACAGATGAAGAAAGAACACAGTTAACTACACTGAAAAAATATCGCGTGCTTTTAAGCCGGGTTGATACTTCCAAGGCGCCTGATATTGACTGGCCGACAGCCATATAAATTTCACCCCGGCTTAAGCCGGGGCATCCTCAGCACTTAGTTCTTAGAAAATCAATGATCAGAATATCATTGAATGAGTAAAGTGAGTAAATGCTTCCCTTGGTGATCAGGGTGCTTTTACATATCATATTTTTCTTTTCACTTCCTAATACTTTGAACTCTAAATTCATTCCATAGTGATTTAGAAGTTCCGCTCCCCAAACCCAGTCATAACTCAAGTAAACAGGAACGAGCTTTGACATAAGCGGTAGTTTATTTTCCGCCATGAGCAATTGCCTTGACTTAGGCATTTCTCCATTAACAGTAACGTATTTGAGGCTAAATTCATGGTGAGATGTTTCCTGAAATACGGAGGTGGCTATTATCTCATCAGTTATGGACTGGCTCTTGGACGCATTGGAAAAAGAGTAACTGTAAACAAAGCTAATCCAAACTAACGGAGCGAAAATAAAAGTCAAAATTACAGGGCTTTTTATATTTCGCAGCATCAGGAAAGCATAAAACATAGCTGCACCAGAAAAAGAGAGAAGAACCCTTGGTGCAAAAACTGGGCTTTTAAGTATTGCCATAGGTGCTATTGAAAATACCAGAACTAAAAAGGGTGATAATATCAGGATTAAAAGAGCTATAGCATTATATTTTGAGCCTATCTTATAGATTTCATAAGCCATTTTAATTGTTGAATATGCAATTGCTGAGGGGATTAAAACCCTTAATGCGACAGGCATGCTATGAAAATAGCTATTCAAAAACCATAGGAAGCTTTTGATGTTCTCAATAAGCACCGATAAGGATTCATGGCTTAACTTAATAACTTCAGAGTGAGTTATGTTATAGTAATCCTTAACGAAGTAAGAAGATATGAATGTCTTATATATCAGGAAGGCTATAAACAGCTGCATTACCCTTCTTGCTATCATTGAAGCAATATGTTTGTTGCCTTTGTTCGAAGCCGTAATAGATTCAATCAAAGCCAGAATAGCAAACAGACCTATTGATGCCTGATAAAGAGAAAGAGATCCTATAATCATAAGAATAGAAAATAGGTCGCTTATGTATCGCCTGCTGGCAACTGAGTATGGAATTAGCAGTAACACCATGCTCAAAGCCATTGTTAAAGAGTCAAATCTGTATGAAAGGTTCTCAATGTAGAATGGATTTGCTATGAACAGAAAGCATATAACAAGCGATCCTATAAAGCTAATTTCGCCAAAAAATTTTGCAGCATAATAATACAGGGCAATGCAAAGTATCAAAACACTTAATATTTGATTGAGTGGTGACAAGTCTAGCAGTTCACCGCCTAAGCTCATAGACTGCATTATTGCATCACTTAACGGCCTGCCGTTTAACCCCCATCCGGAATATCCATACAGAGTCCGACCCAAGTCATCAATGTAGAGCCTGCCCGTTAAGATTATAGGCATCACATAAAGTGCAATCAAAGCACAGAAAAACATGAAAGAGAATGTGCGCGGTTGCTTTTTAAAAATTGAAATCATATAGATGTCATTCCTTTGACTTAGTAATGTATCTTGGTCTGTTCTTGGTTTCGATGTAAATGCGGCCAATGTATTCGCCGAGCACTCCAATACCTATCAGCTGAACGCCGCCAAGGAATAGCATCGATACCATTATCGATGTATATCCCTTCACCGGATTGCCAAAACAAAGGGTATCCACAATCATGTATGCCCCATAAAAAAATGAGCAACCGGCAACGAAGAGTCCGATATACGTCCACATTCTCAGCGGGAAAGTGGAGAAGCTCGTTATCCCTTCAAGCGCCAGATTCCAAAGCTTCCAGCCATTAAACTTACTTTTTCCTGCGGCTCTTTCGGCTCTTACGTATTCAACCACATCTGTCTTACCACCTACCCAGGATAGTATCCCCTTCATAAAAAGGTTTCTCTCAGGCAGCAGCTTGATGTGTTCGACAACTTCTCGGGATATAAGACGAAAATCGCCTACGTTCTCTTCAATTTGAGGATTACTGATTAAGTTGTGAAGATGGTAGAACCATTCAGCGCTTTTTCTCTTGAGGTAGCTATCGCAAGACCTATCCATGCGCTTTGCCAGAACAACATCAGCCCCTTCTCGCCATTTCTCAATCATGCGCGGAATGACTTCCAGCGGGTCCTGAAGGTCCACGTCTATAGGTATTACCACCTCGCCGCTGGCCTCTGCTAGCCCAGCAAATAACGCAGCTTCTTTACCAAAGTTGCGAGTAAAGAATATGTTTTTGACCAGACTATCTTCCTGCGCCATCTCTTTCATCAGAACAGCAGTGAAGTCAGTGCTACCGTCATCTACAAAGACAATTTCAACCTCTTCCCCCTGGAAGGGCTGAAAATGACGGATTTCCCTATAGAAAATGGTTATGGCGTCTTCTTCATTAAATACCGGAACGACAAGGGATATTTTCATCCTCTATCCTTGAAAACAATGTACTTTGAATAAATGAATCCACACACCATGCTGATGGCAGAAAAAGCAATAAGCGTAATAACAGGGCTGGAGTGCGACCTGTCCGCATACATTCCAACTGTAGATGCCATGCCGCCCATAAAGAAAAGATAAATTATGTAGCGAAACGTGGTGGTCTCAGCGTCAAATGTCCACTTGGCATTTGCGAAAAATGAAAAGGTTACCGCGCAACAGAAGGCCGCAAAGTTTGACATCGACTGGTTGAAGCCCTGTGAGTAAAGAGCAGCAAAAATTATCCAGTGAATGAGAGTGTTAACCGCCCCAACTGAAGCGTAGCGAGCGAACAGCTTTAACATCAGTATATTCCTATAATCGCAACGTGCGGATCTTGCCACTACGTCTGGTTTTTGGCAAGAATTAGTAAAGTGGGGTTAATGAAAAAAGCCCGGCGACCGGGCAATGACTCAACCGCGCCTCTCTGAGCTGGCTACGGGGTGGGTAATTTGAGGTTAGTCACCCATAAACGAAGCCGCCAGATTAAAATTTCAGCGCCAACAGTGGCTTTACAAAACTGTGAGCCGTTTCGCCTTGATCAAATCTACCGATCGATATTACTGTTTATCCATGGGTCTTCCCTTGTTGTGGTGGCTGAAGGCATGATAATGGCGTATTAAATCGCCAGAGGTCACCACCATGGACGAAAAGTCCCTCTATGCACATATCCTCAACTTGTCAGCTCTGTGGCAGGTAAAGTCTCTTTCTCTCGATGAAAATGCCGCTTCTGTTACCGTTACTGTCGGAATCGCTGAAAATACTCAGTTGACCTGTCGTTAA